TATTTATTTTTCTCGTTACTGTTTTATAATTAAGGGCAGGACTATGCATAAAAATAATAATATTATGGATGATAAAGAGTTAAATATAAAACAACCCAAACACTATACCCACAATGGGATAGAACCCATAGATTACATTATAACTAACAAACTAGATTTCTGTGAAGGCAATGTGGTTAAGTATATTAGTAGGTGGAAACAAAAGAATGGTGTGGAAGATTTAAAAAAAGCTAGACAGTACTTAGATTTCTTAATAAATAAACAATTGGAGAATTAAAATGGCGGTAGTACAAGGATATAAATTTACTGTTCCTAAAGATAAAATGAACAAAATGACTAATGTACTTGAGGGCGACAGAATAAAAAAAGTTATTCTTGGTTTACAAAAAGGAGAATCAGATGCTAAATTAAAAAAATATTTAGGAGATGAATTTCCAAAAGGTACATTAGATATAATAAAAAAGGAATTAGGTTTAAAATGATTAACTTAATAGCTCCAATCGTAAGTTTAGGTAAAACATGGCTGGAGGGTAAGCAAGAGCTTAGTAAAGCAAAGCAAGAAGCCCAGCTAGTCACCACTAAGGCTCAAGCCGAAATATCACGCAAAGTAGCAGCTGGTGAACTAGAGTGGAATCAAACTATGGCTCAAGCTAGTAATAACTCTTGGAAGGACGAGTGGCTAACAATTCTGGTATCCATTCCCCTAATACTAGCATTTACGGGTCACGCTGACATTGTCACACGTGGCTTTGCTGCCCTTGAGTCCATGCCTGATTTCTATAAAACTGCAGTAGGTGTTGTATTTGCTGCATCCTTTGGTGTACAACAAATGACTAAGATGTTTAAAAAATAACTAATGAGGTAGCTCCTGATGACGGATAAAGCTATAGTAAAGAAAAAAGGTAGACCTAAAAAAGATTTAATAAAATCTAAAAAGAAAGGTAATAGAGGTGCAGTAGGTAGACCCAAAGGGGATGCTGATGCAATTAGGGAATACAAAGCTAGATTGCTAGCCAGCCCTAAGTCCAGAAAAGTTATTGATAGCATAATGAATGCAGCATTGGATGATAATCATAAATCACAATCAGCTGCTTGGAAGTTACTAATAGACCGTATTATGCCTTTATCGTACTTTGACAAAGATAAAAACATGGGTGGTAAAGCTGCAGTAAACATTACCATTACCGGTGTGGGTGGTGAAACAACTATCATTGGTAATGGAGAAGAACCCACAGATATAACTGATATAACTGATGTAGTGGAGGTTACTGACCATGACGGTAGTAAAGAAGAAAAAGAAAGTAGTTAAGAAAAAAACTTGTAAAGTACTACATGGTAAACAAGCCATAACTGCTATAGAAAAGAAAGAAAAAAGAAAGTTAAGTTACAAAGAAAAAAGGGTAGTTGAGTTAGAAGGTTATGTAGACGGTATCTATACCTGCACTAAAGGTATAAAGACCACAGGGGTAGGACAAACAGGTAAATGGTTAACTAAAACTTTTAAGGAATCTTTTAAGTATCACGAAGATTTAACCAAGAAATTAATACCTAGTTATAATGAACTGCCAGAAATACTACAAGCTGAGTTAGTACAATCCACTTATCGTGGTGACTTAGGTGGTAGCCCTAGTGCAGTAGCTTTATTTAATAAGGGTAAATATATATTATCAGCACAAGAGTTTTTGAGTAATGCTGAATATGAAGATGAAGATACCCCTAAACAAATAAAAGATAGGATGGTAGCTACAGCAAAAGCAATAGGACTATACGAGGGTAAAGCTTGAGTACTGACTTAAATATAAAACTATTGAGCTGGCAACAAAAAGTTTGGAATAGTAAATGTAGATTTAAAGTAGTAGCTGCTGGTAGACGTACAGGTAAAACATTACTAGCTGTATATTTATTATTATATTATGCCCTACAAGCAAAAGCTGGACATGTGTTTTATGTTGCCCCAACACAAGGACAAGCTAGAGATATTATGTGGCAAGTATTACTGAGTATAGGCAATCCAGTAATTAAAAATTCACATATAAATAATTTACAAGTAACCTTAATTAATGGTGCTACTATATCATTAAAAGGTGCTGACAGACCGGAAACCATGAGGGGTGTATCCCTTAAGTACTTAGTAATGGATGAGTACGCAGATATGAAACCGGAAGTGTGGGAACAAATATTAAGGCCTGCCCTAGCTGACCAAAAAGGCGGAGCTTTATTTATCGGTACACCAATGGGTCGTAACCATTTTTATGATTTATATAAGTTTGCTGAAATGGATAATGATACTTGGAACGCTTGGCATTTTACTTCGTATGACAATCCATTATTGGATGCAAGTGAAATAGATGAAGCTAAAAAAAGTATGTCCTCTTTTGCATTTAGACAAGAGTTTATGGCTTCCTTTGAAGCACAAGGCTCTGACTTGTTTAAAGAAGAATGGATACAAGTAGGTACGGAAGAACCTAATGAAGGTAGTTATTATATAGCTATTGATATGGCAGGCTTTGAAGAAGCTACAGCTAAGAAGAAAAAGAAAACCAAGCTAGATAGTACATCTATTGCTTGTGTTAAAGTAAGTGAATCAGGTTGGTGGGTAGACGAGATTATACATGGTCGTTGGACTTTTGAAGAAACTGCCGAAAGGATATTTGAAGCAGTAGAAAGATATCAACCATTAGGTATAGGTATTGAAAAAGGTATAAGTAAACAAGCTATTATGTCACCCCTTACTGATATGATGCGACAAAGAAATATGTTTTTTACCATACAAGAATTAACACATGGTAATAAACGTAAAGTGGATAGGATTGTTGCAGCATTACAAGGTAGGTTTGAACATGGTACAATAACAATTAACAAGGGTGAATGGAATATAAAATTTTTAGATGAGCT